GTCGGTTACGGATCGTATTCAGGTGATGTTGGGTAGTGTGGGTACTCAGATTACACCGTTGATCAAGGCACCGTATGAGTGGAAAGCCAAGCAGAATTTATGGAAAGGGTATTCGTTCGATGGTCGGTATCAGCAGGTACCCACTGCGTATCGAAACATTCCGTTGTTGATGCCGATGTTGGACACCCTTGGGTTGGCTGAGAAACAAAACGATGTTTGGTTGATGCGCGATTATGAATTACACACGATGGGGCAATTGTTGCCCACGTTCACGGACATGCGACGGCTGTTTCCGTCGGAGGAGAGGTATCAGCAACGTACATTGTCAACGTGGATGAGTTTCGCGTTCGGTATGGGCTTGCGTACCAATACGCTTGAAGAGCAGCAGCGCGTTATTGATGCTGCGTATTGGAAAGAGGTAGAAGAGTTGCAAGACATGCGCCAGTTAATACGCGAAAGCCAAAACGAAAACCCGTAGGACAAGGGAACTAATAGGTATGGAATACGTATCACGTAAGCAATGGGGTGCTATCCCCACACAGAAGCCCATGAGAGCCTTCAGGAAGGCTCCTGTGGGCATTGTGGTGCATCACACCACAGGAGGAGCCTCTGACCCTGCGAAGCGTGTCAGAGGCCACGACAGGTACCATGTGCATACGCGGGGGTGGACAACTATCGCGTACAATTGGTTGGTGTCGGGTGACACGGGAGAAGTCTTTGAGGGTCGCGGCTGGCATGTAGGCGGTGCTACACGCGGCTGGAATTCAAAGACTGTTGCGATCTCATACATCGGGTCGGGAGATGACCTGACGGAGAAGGGAAAGGCCGCTATCCGCACGGTTGTGGACGAGATACGGCGCAAGTATGGAGGGAATCTATGGATCAAATGCCACAGAGATTTCAAGAAGACCTATTGCCCGTCGGATACGCTGGCGAAGTGGATCAAGGAAGGGATGCAGGAGGAAGTACAGAATCCACAGTCTGTGGATTGGGACGGGATCGTCAAGTATCTGGTGGACGTTGGTGCGAAGGTGCTGTCGCAGCGTCCGTTGCGGAAGGGTTCTCGCGGCAAGTACGTGTCTATGGTACAGTCGCGCTTGAACGAGAGGACTGGCGCTGGGTTGGTTGTTGACGGAGCGTACGGTCGCAAGACGAAGCGAGAAGTTGCGAAGTTTCAGTCTAAGTATTCGATCAAGGTCGACGGCACTGTCGGCCCGACAACATGGAGATACCTATGGGTAGTTTAGGACGAAGTGAAATTATGAGTTTGGCTGCGCTTGCAGCGGTGGTGGTGTTGGCTGCGGTCGGCTCCATCGGCGGAGAAGCAGCCGTCACCTTTATCGGTGGCCTTATGCTGAAGAATCCTGCTGGCGTATTGAAGCGTTGACATGGAGAAAGACAACGCTGCCTTTGAGCAATGGCGCGCGCAAGAAGGCGACGCCATTGCGGCTGAGATTCAGGAGAGTCTGAAGGCCAGTTCCAGCGTGTTGAACGTGGACGATGGTAGTCACGCGGTGTGGCATGAGGGCAGTTTGGGCCTGTTGCTGGTGCTTCCGTTTGAACACGCGATGGCTTTTTCAGCGGAAGCGATTACGGGGGACTTTGATAACAGTCCCTTGCATAGTTACGTGTTTTCCACGATCAGCGAGTTGATTGTTCGTGCGACTGCGATCATGGATTTTGACGGAATAGATTAGCGGGCGCTGGTTTCTAGTTCCCGCATGTTGGGTGGAGTCCATTCGACATGAAGTAGGCGATCACTCTTAGATGCGTTGCAGGAGCGGCAACACGGCATCAAATTTTCAACAGTATCGGTGCCTCCCCTATGCAGTGGGATTACGTGGTCACCTTGCGAACTTTTCCAAGGGTTATTCCACTGCCGATACCACTTACCGCAATAAGTGCATCGCTTCGGGTCAATGCCCTGTTCTCTCCAATATTGGTGAAGTTCAGGGATTGTATGCCCATCACTTTTAGCATTCGCTTTTCTAGCCCGATAAATACGAGTTTTTCGCTGGTCTGCGATTGCAACCTTCTCATAATTGGCTTTCCTATACGCCTTACTTTTTGCGTTTAACTCTTCCCTATGACGTTCACGATACTTAAGGCGGGACGCTTGCACTTTGTCAGGATTAGCCTTACTCCACTCCAACGCCCTTTGTATTTCTCTCTCCCTGTTTTCCTCATAGTGACGTCTTCTATTCGCCTTTTGCCTAGACATACCCATATTAATCTTCCTCCTAAGCCAGTGACGGGTGAACGAACTGATCGTTCAACGGCAACCGCCACAAGTCCATCGCTACCATGCATCCGATGATGCAGTAGCCGATGATGTCTGCGTGTGTGTCTGTAAGCGACTCATTGCTTGCTTCCGCGCCCTTCTCGTACAGGTTCTCTAGGCGTGCGATCTTGTCGTGCAAGCGCACAAGGATGCCGTCCAGTCCGAACCTGTCGATGTTGTCGTATCCGTAGTCTTCCATCTTCATGCGTAGTAGCGGCAGCACGGACGAGGCTGACGTTACCGCTTCGCTCATTACAAATGCTTGGTCTAGTGTTATGATTGCGATTGCCTGAAACCAGTTGCAGGCGATGTCTTCGTTTACTTCCGCCCCGTAGTAACGGGCGGAAAAGTGGTCGTACTCTGAGCGCAACACTCCTAACGATGCATGGGGGTCAGCGTGAAAGGGGTGTCGTACTCCACGGGCACGCTTTATGTCTATGTTGTTAGCCATCAGCCCTGCGGCTGCGTCCCACGTTTCAGGATTTATCCGTGGAATTGTCATTTAAATACTCCTTTACTAGTGGGTGTTTAGATAATTCTTCACCCAGTTTTTGTAAGATTTCATCTCGTTTACGCGCCACTGTTGTCTTCGGAATACCCAATACATATTGGACATCCCTTAGACTTAAGCGTTCAAACAATAGCGCATTCATTATCCATAAGTCTTTTTCCTCCAACTTATCGTACACATTCAATACCAGATCACACAGTTCAGCACGATCTTCGGACGAAATTTTTTCGCCCGCGACACCAAGTGACTCCTGCAACCACCCAAGGTGAACGGGGTCAGTTGGTATTTCTTTGCGACTCATCTGCCCATACTAGCGCAGCAGGAATCGCATAGTATTCTTTTCCTTCGGGGAACGCCTTTACGTCTGCCTTCACGCACAATTTTTGTAGTTGCCCAAGGGGTATGTTGGCGTGTCGATCATTGGACGAATCGTATACAAACAAAACAACACGATGCATTCGATGCCATGACCGCAACGCCTTCATCTTCTCCAACTTCAACTTCAACACCTGATCCGACCCCAACCCCTGCACCTCTACAAAAGATTCAGAAGTCAGATAGTCAGGCGTGTACCGTACGCTAGGCGGCAACGAACCCATGTGAATCGGTGGACGATTCAGCCCGTAGCGACAAAACTTACGGTCGCACAATTCTTCAAACTTGCGTTCCGAAATATCTCCCATCGTCTGAAAGCGATGTGAGAATGGTTGATCCGCGAATGACATAGCGTCACACTTTCGTAGCGTCAATATGAACGACCTGCTGGTCGTTCACGATAATGCCAGCACGTTGGATACCATCCAAAGCCAACTTCACATAATTGTCCAAGTCTCCACGCAAGGGAGTCGTCCAATCTTCTACTGGCGTGATGGTAACCGCCGTGTGTTCTTCCGTGAAGATCAATTCTACACGGACTGGCCCGTCAAAGACGGGACCGTCCTCTCCCACCGCCACAGCGTACTCCGCCTCCGCGCGTACAGTCGTAGCAGGCGTGTACACCCGTCCCTTACGAGACATACGAGGACGCCCCTTGGGTACGGGACGCCCCCCCACCAAGAAAGAGAACTCAGTGGACGGTTGCGCGCTGCTGTGCGTCGGTAACGAGTCGTTCGACTTGTCGGTCACAGTCTTGCCTTCCTGCAAACTTCGGCCCTTCGGACCACCATGTACCTAGACGAGAATCTAAGTCCTTCGTCCACACCACGATGTCGGTCACTCCGTACCCTGCTTCCCACATGGCACGGGCGAACCTGTTGAGGAACCCATGTCGTCCTCTGCCAGCACCATGCTGCTGAGTGTAGTACGAATGGGGACCATCGTCGTACATCCTACGTGCTACCCCACGCAAACGAGTGCCATCAATTTTCATCAACGGCTCCCGCGAATAGGCCCGCGTAGGTGGCAAATCAGGCGTAGGATCTACCCATAGCCCTGCCGCAATCTCCAACAGGTCAATCTTGACACGGGTGCCTTCAGCATCTATCACAAAGTTGTAGTAGTCAATCGGGTACCCGTTCTCGTCCACCATCTCCTGACGACCTTCAGGTCTAGCGCCACCATACGGTAGACGCATATAGTTGCCCGGTGGACCGGGCAACGAGTCCTGCTTGGGGTACACGGCATCGTATTTGATGCCAGCCATCTGGCATACCGCCTGCAACGCTCGTCGCATTGTAGGCGCTTCAACCCAGTCTTCGGCAAAGACCCATACGTGACAGCCCTTGGAGCGAGACAGTTCCACCCATCCCTGCATTGCCAGCGCCTGTAACACGGTGGCTACGTTCTGCGCATAGATGAGCGAGTCGTCGCCTTCGTCAATGTCGATGGCGCCCCACATGCATTTCCACAATTCGGGTTTCATGTCAGGATAAATTTTGTGCCCGTCTACTTCTTGCCAACCACCGCTACCAGCGGGGAGGGTTTCCTCAGGATCGTATACCATTGGGTACACCCCGATCATTTCCTCACCGCTACGATGGCGCAACAATAGACGTTGGTCTACGTGGTCCCATACGCAACCGCCAGCGTCGCTGCCGTATGCGTATGGGAACCCTTCAAATAGGTTCCAGATTGGTTCAGACATCAAACCCGTCCAAGTTCATCTGCTCCCACGTTACGCCCGGTTCTAGAAGTCTGCCGCTCGGGTGGATGGTGAGGTTTACCTCTGCCTTCTCGCCTTCGCCTGCTTTGTTCTTGTGTAGACCCACGCTGACTTCATCTTCGTAGTAGGAGCGTACGTCTTCTTCTAGGCTAACGTCGTCCCATCGGCGCCATGTTTCGATGACGAAGTGGCTTTCGCTGGTGGAGGCGTATCGACCTGAGTCGATGCCGCCTGCTCGTCCGCGATTGCCTGCTCCTCTGCCTGATTGGTGGACTACGACTCCGATTACTCGCCAGTCTGATACCAGTTGCTTGAAGGATTCAATTTTTGCTTGCACACTGGCGTGGTCGTTTGGTCCACCTCCACGTATCAATTCTAAATAATCATATACAAGCACCTGTGGGCGTTGACCATCCCACAATTGCGCAGACGCAATCCGCATAGCCTTGTCCAAATCGTCCACGGACATACCCGTGGACTCAAAGTGCAGGTTGGTTTCGCTCGCCATGATCTCGCTAGTGCGATTCCATGCCGCCTCGTCGCCTCGGATGAGGCGACCCAACCAGTCTTTCTGGCTGATCTCCAAACGCATAGCCGTGTACCGCCCCCAAAACATTGATTCAGTTTCGTCGGGGCTAACCCACAGTGTCCTGTGGTTGCGGTTACGTGCAGCCATGTTCATAGCCAGCAACGTCTTACCCGTGTGCGTCTTACCGATCAGGGTGACCAACTGACCTGCGCGTGCGCCACCTAGCGTGGCTTCATCAAACCCTCGTATTCCAAACTTCCACTCTCCTCCTGCGCTCAAGTCTGTGCGCATCCGTGACATTTGTTCAGTCTTGGGGGTGTACAACCGCTTCAAGTCAGCAGACGTAATACCCTCAATCTCAACCGCCGCTGGGGCGGGAGCAGCCGCAGCCGCTCCCGCTCCAACCAGCCTCATTGCGTCCTCAAGGCTTAGACGCTCAGGCAATTGCTGCCAACCAGTTCTGCGGATCAATCGCATCTGGACGCTCACCCCATGTGAATGGACTGTGCTTGACCAGCCCACCGAAGTAACCGCTCTTGTTGGCAAGCGGGTGGTCGCCTTCGCCTTGGCTCACAGCATGTGAACCGTCTTCGTTCAGGCTGGTACCACGCTTAATCTTGAAGTCACCAAGTCCGCACTTGCCGTTCTTGGTAATCGGAATGTCCTTGCCACGCATGGACTCTGCCCAGTAGTCGTCAGGGAACTGACGGATACCTGCGGCGAACAACTTGCGGATCGCCTGATTGTCCATGAACGCTGATTGCTGTGAACCATAGGTGATTCCGATAGCACGCTCATGCATGAGCAGTTTGTTGACTGCCGCATACTGGCTGTCGTCAATGTACAGCGACTCACGCTGTGCGGGAGCGACCTGTGGAGCGGGCTGCGCCTCAGGAAATGCTTCCTTTACGGTCGCTATGGCAGTCGCCGTTGCGTCCGTTACGTTTACGACGGGCTGTACGTCAGCGACGGTCTGCTTCAGCAGTGTCTCCTTCAC